GAAGTAGTTAAATTGTTAGCCCAATACCCTGACAAAGAAGAACGCATTAAGATGCTGATAAAGAAAAGATTAGGAAGATGACAAGAGATATAGATCCCAATAAATGTATTGACTTTATTTTAGAAAACGCAGGTAAATATGCACAAGCCAAGGGTGAATTGGCGCAACTTGAGGCGTACAAAAGTTCACTCAAAGCCATTAAAATGGCTGAAACTTCTGAACAATCTCTTGGGGCGCAGGAGCGTGAAGCTTATCGAAGCCAAGATTATCAGAATTTATGCAAAGCGATTGGCGCAGCGACAGAACACGCAGAAAAGTTAAAATGGGAACTAGAAGCTGCTCGCCTTAGACACGCTACATGGCAAACCCTTGAAGTATCAAACCGCAATCAAGACAGGATATTAAAATGACCACCTTAAAAGTTACCGAAGAATTTTTAATTCTCAGATTATTGTGCAAAATGTATGACGATGCGCTTAAAGGTGCTAGACCTACCCAGATGCTAGAGTTAAGTGTGGACATTGCTGAAAGTGCAGAAAAACTGGAGCAATTGACGGTCGATTACATCAATGGCCACTAAGCTTGAAAAAGAACGCAACAGAAAAATTGCAGAATTAGGCTGCTCATTATGTCGGCATCAAGGCAATGAAGGAACGCCAGCGGAATTACATCACATTAGACGAGGTGGCGTTAGAAGCCTCTCGCCTGTTATTCCGCTCTGTCCCTTTCACCATCGAGGAGCAAATACCAGTATTCACAGCGGCCGTAAATGGTTTGAATCACACTACGGCATTACTGAAGAAGAACTCCTTGAGCAAACGAAAGAACTGATAGGTGAGTAGCTGGCTAATAATCGTTACTGGGGCTATCTACGCCTACATAGGGCTAGAGCAAATAGTAAAAGGTAACACCCCTATGGGAATTACTTATATTTCGTATGCGACCGCTAATATCGGTTTGTATTTTATGGCTAAATGATTCTCAAAGTTTACAAAAATTAAATAATGTTTAATGTAAGAAACATTTTATAGTTCTAAAGAATCCCAGCCATATTCCCTAGCCACTTGCCTAGTACGGGTTCTAAAAGCTTTACCGTGCTTATCCCATGCGCCTGTTTTCCAAAAACTCATGTGGACTATTTCGTGAGCCAATGAGCGTTGAACAGTATCAAAATGCTCGTTTTTTAACCTGCTGATAGTGATGATATGTGGGCGATCCAAAGCTTCATCATAGCGATAGGTGGCCATAGCGTCTATTTCCCTAGTCACCTTGAAAGTAATCAGTTCTGGCGCAGGCAAATCCCAGTTACGCATCGGATGGCAGGCAGCCATACAAAGATACAGAGATTCAAGGATATATGGAGTAAGCTTCATACAGCATGAATTTTGCCACGAAACTCAACTTCATCTTCGCCCCAAACCCTAATAATTTCAGGTTGCAATAAACGGCTTCTTTCAAAAGTAAGCATAACAAATCCGCTCATCCAGTCCTTAACTCCATCCTCGCAATATTCAAATTGTGGCCCTGTAGGATCAGCTAATGTTCCTGTCTGACATCCCCATCTTGTGCCATTAAAATCCGTTACGCCAATCACATTTAAGGCGTGGGTATGCCCAGTTAGCATTGATACCCCACTGTTTAAAGAATTTGATCTACCTGCTGACCAACCGCCTTTCCAGCGATGCTTTACGCATACATCCTCGTTAAACCATGTAGCCCAGCACGGTAACCACGCAGGAAAGAACTCTTTTAAACTTGTTCCCCTTACGCCCTCATAAGCTGGCAATTGGTTTACGATAGCTGAGGTGTAGCGCGCATCATGATTTCCCAAGGGCCAATATAATTTAGCACCTTTAGCAACATTTTCAATTTCTCCCAAATAATGCTGACAGGCTTCTAATTCTTCTTTGACGCTAGGAAGTGGATTAAAATCTTGCATAGGATGGCGGCTAATAGAACTACCGTCAAACATATCACCATTGGCAACAATAGCAGTCGGCTTAAATTCTTTAATAGTTTCCAACAAGGCTTTAAAAGCAGTAGTGGTAAGATCAGGCCAAAAATGAGCATCACTAAAAACAATAACCCGACCTTTTTCAATATCTTGTCCTCTGCGTGTATTGCCTTCAGTTTGCTCTAATTTTCGACCAAGAGAAACTCTTTGATCGTTAAAGCTAGGTAATTCAATGCCAAGTCTAGTTTCTATGGAGCGTCTACGGTTATATATTGATCTAATGTTTTGCCTATGGATTTCAGCAAATTTTTGAGGGCTACCAATCTTATTCCATTCTAAAATCCAATCTTGATCCGATAAATAATAAGCAGCCATACAAGCCTTTATAATGGTAAAGTTAGCCAATACTAATCTATTTTAAATGAAAATCAATGACATACGCTCGAATAGATACAAATCACAAAGAAATAGTTAAAGCTTTACGAGATGCAGGTGCAACTGTTGTTTCTTTAGCATCAATGAAGCACGGCTGTCCCGACCTTCTGGTGGGATACGCAAATGAAACCTTGCTTATGGAAATAAAAAAAGATAGTAAAGCCAAATTTACTTCCGACCAGTTAGAGTTTATTGGTAAGTGGAAAGGTGGTGCAATCAGTCGCGTTGATAGCGTAGATGCAGCCATCAGAGCGTTAGGAATAATACAAAAAGTGTTATAAAATAACGCAAAAGGAGCGTTTTATGGAAAAATCGATGGCACTATTTTTAGCAACATTGCTACATTCGGGTACAAATGCCCACTTTTTCCATTGGGCTACCAAGTCCTACGCTAAACATAAGGCATTAGGCGGTTTTTACGAACGGATCATATCGCTCACAGACGATTTAGCGGAAACCTTTTTTGGCATTTATGGTCAGATAACCCAGTTTCCTAGCACATACCACATGCCCAAAGAACCGTTGGCATATCTACAATCCTTACAAGCATTTGTTAAAGATGCACGGGCAGACCTACCAACAGATTCAGAAATCGTGCAATTGATCGATAACATCGCGCAAGAAATCGATACCACCATCTACTTACTTAAATTCAAGGCTTAATATGCTAGACAAATCAGGAACTGCACAATCGGTTGGGGCTAACATCAAGACTGAGGTCAAATCAGGCAAAAGTAAGAAGCAGGCTTTAGCGATTGCTTTAAATACAGAGCGCGAATACGCTAAAGGCAGCCGTAAAGCCAAATTAGAAGCCCAGTATGACAAATACATAAGCGAAAAAGAATGAAAAACGGACTTTATGCCAATATTCACGCAAAGCAAGCGCGTATAGCTGCTGGCTCTGGCGAACACATGAACAAAGTAGGCAGCAAAAACGCGCCCACAGCTAAAGACTTTAAAGAATCTGCTAAGACTGCAAAGCCACAAAGCAGAAAAGATATGATCCGTGCCAAGATGAAGGATATGTAATGCAACACATGAACCACAAATACCCAAAAGGTAACGCTTTACTGCGTGAACACAAGCAATCTACACTAGAGAAGAACCAGCAACAGCGTCTAGATCGCAGGAAGCTTATTGCCAACAAGCTTAAAGACTTGGATAAAGAAGTAAAGTAAATGGCTTTAACGCTTGCTGACGCACTTAGGCAAACTGGATACGCTCAAGACGGTCAGTTACAAGCCCCTGCGCCAACACAACCAAACTTATCAACGGTTACAAGCGATTATATTTCACAGATACCCGCAAAGGCGGCACAAAACGCAATAAATACCAACAAAATGGTGCAAGGCGTTTTACCAACTGACCCATTTGGCAACCCGAACCCAAATTATTATCCTGAAGCAGCTAAAGAATTTTCAGACTATGCTCCTAACTTAGCTGGAATGATGGTAGGGCCACAGTCTGCGCTTTGGAATGAAGCAAATGCTTTTAAAGCTGCCAAAATGCTTAAACAGGATATACCAGCATCAGAAGTATTTAAGCAAACAAATACTGCAAAAGGATTAGAAGGCCAATTTAGACAAGAATTATCTGATGCAAATAGTTTTATTAAAGGCGGCCCTACATTTTATGACGCAGTAATGAATAGAATGAAAGCATTAGAAAAACCAAGTGGTGAACCAATGTATGCAAAAGATGTTTTTCACCATCCTGAAATATATAAATCATATCCACAATTAGGTGATATTGAAATTGAATTTATAGCTAAAGGCAACAAAGCTACAGCTAGTTATAACCCTACAACTAATGTAATTAAATTAAATGAAAAACTTAGCCCTAAAGAAGCTAGATCATCAATGCTTCACGAAATGCAACACGCCATTCAAGAAATAGAAGGATTTAATAAGGGTGCTGATGCAAACAAGATTATTGGTGCTTCTGTAAAGCATTATGATGATTTGATGGGTGAAATAGGTGATTTAAACGCTCAAATGAGTAAAGCGGTAGGAACACCTGAATATGATTATTTAATGGATAGGCGGGCTAATCTCACCAAAAAACTTCAAGCATTAGGCGATCCGTTAGTAGAGGGTAGCAAAATTTATAAAAACTATGGTGGCGAGGCAGAAGCAAGGCTTACACAACTTCGCAGAGATTTATTTCCTGAAAAAGCCAAACAATTTTATCCATTTAATAATGACAAGGGAAACATTTACGGATTAGATATAAATCCTAGTGATGCAATTATTGATACAGCTTCTGTATTAGAGCCAATCAATAGAAAGCAAATGCTCAACAAATTGCTTACAGAGCAAAAATAGCCTACAATTAATCTATCTTAATCAACCACTTGGGTAAGGTATGGAATCTACTGTAGATAAATCTAGAAAAAAGACAGGCGGCCGCGTTGCAGGTGTGCCTAATAAGTCCACAGCCCTCGCTAGAGAGGCGATCGCTAAGTTCGTGGATGGTAACGCAGACAAACTACAACAATGGCTTGACGAGATCGCTATGAACGAGAAGTTAGGCCCTAAAGTAGCGTTTGATTGCTTTATGCAAGTAGCTGAATATCATGTGCCTAAGTTAGCTAGGGTAGAACAAACAGGCGATACCACCGCAACAGTCACCCATATCTATAAATGGCAAGATGACTGAGATAGTTCATGAGTTTGAATACAAAGTAAGAGATGCGTTTAAAGACTTCCACAGGCGTAAAGAACGCTGGGCAGTCCTAGTATGTCACCGAAGGGCTGGAAAGACCGTAGCCAGCATCAATGACTTGATTAAACGGGCTATTAAAGAAAACAAGCCTAACGGCAGGTATTTTTATATGTGTCCATTCTATTCACAAGCTAAAAGCGTGGCTTGGGATTATTTATGCCGCTTTGCAGCACCAGCTATGGTCAAAGCTAATCAATCAGAATTATGGGTAGAACTTCACAATGGCTCGAGAATTAGGCTATTTGGTGCAGATGCCCCTGATTCTTTGCGTGGAAACTACTGTGACGGTATCGTACTTGACGAATATGCTGATATGAAGCCTAGAGTATGGGGCGAGATTATCAGACCGTTGCTTACAGACCGTAATGGATTAAATGGCCATCAGACTTGGGCAGTATTTATTGGTACGCCTAAGGGACATAATGCTTTCTACGATATATATAAAGAAGCTCAAAACAACCCAAAATGGTATTCAAAACTATTAAGGGCTGACCAATCAGGATTGTTGCCTGAAGCTGAATTGCTGGATGCTCAAGCTACAATGTCGGCCAATCAGTACGAGGCCGAGTTCCTTTGTTCATTTGAGGCTTCCATATTGGGGGCGTATTACGGGCAGGAACTACGCAGGATTACTGATCTTGATCGCATTACTACTGTTGATTACGATCCTATGTTCCCTTGCCATACTGCTTGGGATTTGGGATTTAACGACAGTACATCAATATGGTGGTTTCAGGTGGTCTATGGGGAGATACGGGTACTAGATCATCATTCTAGTAACGGTCAGGCTGTGCCATTCTATACAGGATTACTTGCCCAAAAAGAAGATGAGTTTGGTTACAAATATGGCTATCATTACCTGCCCCATGACGCTAGGGCTAAGACTATGGCATCTGGCGGTAAAAGCATAATTGAACAATTTGCGACAAAAATCGACATAAAACATTTAAAAATCGTACCAAACCTGTCACTTCAAGACGGAATCCAAGCATCTAGGCTTGCATTAACTCGCGCTTGGTTCGATAATAGATGCGAAGAAGGTATCGAATGTTTGCGTCAATATCAAAGGGAATGGGATGATGATAAGAAAGTATTTCGGGATCGCCCAAAGCACGATTGGACAAGTCACAGCGCAGACGCTTTCCGTTATCTCTCAATTGTATGGAAAGACGAAGAATCACCTATCCTTGCGGACACCAGAATTAAAGGACTTCATGTCGGTCAAACGGATGTAACGCTTGACGAAATGTGGAAACAAACCCCCAAATCAACTTTTAAAAGGATTTAATCATGTCAGGCGTTAATCAACCATTTGGTACATTCTACGAAACCGTAGCCGCATCACAAACTGCTCAAGTATTAGGCGTTACTGGTGGTGTTGGTGATACTTTAATGCGCGTTATTGTGACTGTAGGCACATCACTTACAGGAACAGTAGCTTTATTAGACGGTGCAACTTCCTATCCGCTAATAGCTGCCAGCACACCTATTGGCGTGTATGTTATTGAAATCAATGCTGTTTCAGTTAGCGGTGCTTGGAAGATTACTACTGGTGCAGGCGCAACTGTATTGGCTGTAGGCAATTTCACTTAAGGATTTACTATGGATCATACATATACTGATTGGTATAACTGTATAGCAGGTTACGAGCGCAGCTTTAAAGAGTGGGAAGGTCGTACAGATAGAATTATTAAACGCTTTAGGGATGATAGCCGTACTAGAAACAATCCTAATGCCAAATTTAATATTTTGTGGAGCAATGTCCAAACCATTACTCCTGCTATCTTTGCACGACTTCCTCGCCCAGATGTAAGCCGCAGGTTTCGTGATAATGATCCAATAGCGCGAGTCGCATCAATGATGCTTGAGAGAGCATTAGATTACGAAATTACCCACTACAATGACTACAAATCCGCTATGGGGCAATCAGTACAAGACCGTTTACTAGGTGGGCGCGGTACTAGCTGGGTTCGTTATGAACCACACATTGTTGGCAAAGCTAAAGAAGATGAGATGGAAGGTGCTGATGTACCTGAAGATGGCTTTGAAGTTACCAGCAATACAGACGAAGCAGAAACCGAAGGCGGTATCCATCAAGAAGATCAAGAGCGTATTGAATACGAGTGCGCCCCTGTAGATTATGTTTACTGGCGTGACTTTGGTCATACCATTGCCCGTACATGGGAAGAAGTAACCGCAGTATGGCGTAAGGTTTATATGGGTAGACCTGCCCTTGTTGAACGCTTTGGTGAAGATTTAGGCGGCAAAATTCCGCTTGACACAAAGCCTGACAATACAAAGACTTACAACGAAAAGATGGGCGAAGGCGCATCAGAAGCTTGTATCTACGAGATATGGGATAAGACTAGCGGTGATGTCATTTGGCTGTCTAAGTCGATGGGTGAAATCCTTGACACGCGCCCAGACCCACTAGAGTTAGAAAACTTTTGGCCATGCCCTAAGCCTTTGTACGCTACATTAACCAGCGACAAGCTTGAACCAATCCCTGACTTTGTTCTGTACCAAGACCAAGCAAGACAATTAGACACACTAGCTGACCGTATCGATGGCTTTATCCAAGCCCTTAAAGTACGGGGCGTTTACGATGCTGCCGAACCTAGCCTTGCCCGTTTATTCTCAGAAGGTGAGAACAATACCCTTATTCCTGTTAAGAACTGGGGCGCGTTTGCAGAGAAACAGGGTATGCAAGGGGCTATTAACCTTGTAGATATTGCCCCAATTGCTTCTGCATTACAGATGGCTTATCAGGCAATGGATCAGGTTAAAGGTCAAATCTACGAGATTATGGGCATTGCCGATATTCAGCGTGGACAGTCTGATCCTAACGAAACCCTTGGCGCACAGATTATCAAGTCTAACAACGCTGCTGGTCGCTTAAAGACTATGCAACACAATGTCGTAGACTTTGCCACAGAACTGTTATCTATCAAGGCTCAAATTATCTGTAATCACTTTACAGACGATACGATCATCAAGATTAGTGGTGCAATGCAACTAAGCGATACGGATAAACAGTATATCCAGCCTGCTTTAGCTTTATTGCGTGACGAATGTGCTAAAAACTTCCGCGTAGAAGTCACTAGCGATTCCATGATCTTTCAAGATGAGATGCAGGAAAAGCAAGATCGCATGGAGTTCCTATCGGCTATGGGTCAATTTTTCCAGCAAGCTGTTCCAATGGCTACACAAGTGCCTGAAATGACACCGATGTTGATGGAAATGCTTAAATTTGCAGTAACAGCATTTAAAGCTGGCAAAGGACTTGAGGGAATTATTGACGAAACTGCTGATAAGTTCCGCGAACAGGCTAAGAAGGCTGAAGGACAACCTAAGCCACCTACACCTGAAATGCAAAAAATGCAGATGACTATGCAATTGGAGCAGGCTAAGATGCAAGCTGCACAAGCACAAGCCCAACAGGATATGCAGTTTGAACAACAAAAGATGCAGATGCAGATGGAACTTGAGAAAGCCAAGCAGGAATATCAGGCCCAAGAGAATCAGCTTAAATTCCAATTGGAAGATCAGCGTAACCGTCAGCAAGCCGAAATGGATATGCGCGTAGCCCAAATGAAGATGAACACAGAGCGCAATACTCAGGTCTTGTTGGCTCACATTAACAACGGTGCTAAGATTGAAGTTGCAAGAATTGGTGCAGATGATTCTAACGGTGAGCAAGCTTATCTATCTGAAGAAGCTATGGCCGCATCTATGGAACACCCTTTAAAACCTATTGCAGATGCTATCGGACAAAGTAATCAACAAATGACACTAGCCTTAACTGACTTGGTAAATACCATTAACGAAAACCACAATAGACCTAAACAGGTAGTACGGGGACAAGACGGTAAAATCATCGGAGTTCAATAATGGCTATTACAGTCAAGCATAAGTTTGTAAGTGCCATTCCTGACGCTGGCGATCCAACGATTGTCCAGCCGTCTAATTGGAACGATTCGCATGATTTAGTAGGAACTGTTCCTGTTGCCAACGGTGGTACAGGTGCAGCTACGCTTACGGGTTATGTAAAAGGTACTGGCACTACGGCTATGACTGCTGCCAGCACCATTCCTAACACCGACATTACTGGTTTAGGAACTGCATCGACTAAAGATGCTGGCGTAGCCCTTGGAGTAGCAACCTTAGATGGTAGCGGTACAGTACCTATTTCTCAGTTACCTGCCGCAGTATTGGGCGCATTAAGCTATCAAGGCACATGGAACGCTAGTACAAATAGCCCTACGCTGACATCTTCTGTTGGTACTAAAGGTTACTACTATGTAGTCAATGTAGCTGGCTCAACAAACCTTGATGGTATTACTGATTGGAAAGTAGGCGATTGGGCAGTATATAACGGCACAGCATGGCAAAAGGTAGACAATACCGATGCAGTTACAAGCGTAAATGGCTATACAGGCACAGTCGTATTAACAAATACAGACATTACTGGCTTTGGCACGATGTCTACGCAAAATGCCAATGCAGTAGCAATTACAGGCGGTACGATTGATGGCACAACTATTGGTGCTACAACTACAAGCACAGGCAAATTTACTACATTAAACGCTTCTACTAGCCTTACTACGCCTATAGTACAAGCATCAAATTCAGGTGGTTTATCCCTTAAAAACTCTGCTGGAACAACCCAAATTAGCATGGGTGCTGGCGGTGGCGATAATGCTTCAATCAATGTTTCTACCAATATGAATGGTACAAACGCACAAATTGATATTAGCCCTACAGGTACAGGTCATGTTCATATAAACCCTACTGGCGTTAATTCAATTCAAATTGCGCCTACTTATGTAGGAACAATGGACAATATGACTATTGGGGCTACAACCCCTAAAAATGGTAGTTTTGTTGATTTAAGTGTTACAGGTGCAGTTAGTTTTGATACTTTGCAAGGAACAGTAGGACAGGTCTTAACTTCTGCTGGAACAGGGAATACTCCTACTTGGACTACGCCAACAACAGGTACAGTTACTAGCGTTACAGGCACAAGTCCAGTAGTAAGTAGCGGTGGAAACACTCCAGCCATTAGTTTGGCGGCAAATTATGGCGATACTCAAAACCCTTATGCAAGCAAAACGCTTAAATACTTTTTAGCTGCCCCTAACGCTGCTGATGGTGCGCCTACATTTAGGGCAATGTTAGCTTCTGATGTACCTACGCTTAACCAAAGCACAACAGGTTCAGCCGCAACTTTAACTACTCCTAGAAATATTTATGGCAATGCTTTTGATGGCTCTGCCGCATTAACTCAGATTATTGCTTCTACTTATGGCGGTACTGGCAACGGATTTACCAAGTTTTCTGGCGCAACAACCGCAGAAAAAACATATACATTGCCTGACGCAAATGCCACTTTATTGTATGCAGGTGGCGCATTAGGTACTCCGTCTAGTGGAACAGTAACTAACCTTACTGGTACTGCCTCAATTAATATTAACGGTACTGTAGGTGCTACAACAGCCACCACAGGCGCATTTAGCACAATATCTGCTACAGGTGTTATTACATCTACTTTAGCCACAGGAACAGCACCATTTACCGTAGCATCTACTACTCAAGTAGCCAACTTAAACGCTGCAACTGCTGGTACAGCAGGAAATGTGACAGGTATTGTATTAGGCGCAAACGGTGGAACAGGCGTAGCTAATACAGGCAAAACAATTACTTTAGGTGGAAATTTAACTACTTCAGGTGCTTTTGCAACAACGCTTACATCAACAGCAACAACAGCATTAACGCTTCCTATTAGCGGTACAGTTATAAGCACAGTCAATAATATGGCTAATAACCCTGTAACGGGTACACCTTCAGCAAGCAATTATTTGCGTGGTGATGGCACTTGGTCATCCATTGGCGCAACTTATACTCGCACTAGCTTTACTGCCACAGTAGGACAAACAACCTTTTCAGCTACCTATACAGCAGGTTACTTACAGGTTTACCAAAATGGCGTAATGCTGAACTCTACAGATTACACCGCTTCAAATGGTACTTCTGTAGTCTTAGCGATCGGTGCAGCAACTGGCGATATTATTGAAACCATTGCTTATGCAACGACCACAGCTTTAACTCCTGCTGGTTCTGATACGCAAGTTCAATATAACAACGCAGGCACATTGGCTGGTTCAGCTAATATGACTTTTGATGGCACTACTTTAACTGCCGCAAAATTAGCCGCTACCGCTTCTGTAACAGCTTCTGGCAATAAAGGTGCTATTTCTTATGGTACTTTGGGCTATTCAGATACCAATATCCTAGCTTCTTATGCTTCTAGCGTAGCTGGATATAACCAAGTAGTGTTGCAAAATACTTCTAATAATGCTGCGGCATCTACCAACTTTAATATTTCTAACGATGCTGGTACAGCCACTACAAACTATGGTGAGTTTGGTATTAACTCCTCAGCATTTTCAGGTACAGGCTCATTTAGTACGGCTGGTTCTGTTTATTTAGCTTCAGCTTCTACTGACCTTGCTATTGGTACTTATGGTGCAAACGCAGTTCACTTTGTAGTTAATAGCGGTGCAACAGACGCAGGCAGCATTTCAAGTGCTGGTCGCTGGGCTATTAATAATGCTTCTGCAAACACAACATCTACTGCCCTTTTACATTTAGGTGCTGGTACGGCTACGGCCTCTACTGCGCCATTAAAACTAACTTCAGGTACTAACTTAACTTCTGCTGAAGTTGGAGCAATAGAATATGACGGCAATAATTTATATGTAACAACCGATACAACCCAAGGTCGTGGCGTTATTGAATCGGTACAGCAGTTTTATTTAAGTGCTGCTGGTGGTACTTTATCAGGCGCAACCCAAAACTTCTTTGGCTCTAATTCTGCCGCATCTTTGGCGGCAACATCTACTTACGATATTGAAGCCTACTGTTATTTCTTAAAAACTACTGCTGGTACTGTTCAATGGATTCCTACATTTAGTAGTGCAATTACAGTAGGTCATTGTGCGCTTGAATATACCCCAGTAACAGGTTTTACTACCTCAGTTATTACAGGTGCAATGGTTACTGCGGAAGCAACTCAGCAAACAACAACAACATTAACTAATACAGCAACAGCTTCTTTAAGTTCTGCTGTTTACCATGTTCACAAATTGCGTATTAGGGTTACTACCAACTTGGCTTGTAACTTCCGTTTAAATAACACCATTGGTACTGGTTCAATTACTCCGCAAGCTGGTAGCTGGTACACAGTTCGTAAAGTTGTGACTAATGCTGGTAACTTTGTAGCTTAAGGATAAATATGTCAATCATTAAAACCCTTCCTCAAGTCCTAGCTAACAATGGCTTAGTGGTCAATAACAATACTGTGACTGTCAGCATTAGTATTCCTACGGGATACTCTGCAAGTTCTGTTGGGCCATTAACAGTCAATAGCGGTGTTACTGTAACAGTTCCAAGTGGAAGTCGCTGGGTAGTTCTCTAATGTTTGCAACAGCTTTTCAGGCTAATGCGTTTCAAAATAATGCCTTTCAGGTATCTGGCATACCGCCTGTACCTACAGGTGTTATTGGTGGTGATGGCTGGACAAGAGAAGAATGGCTAAGGGCGCAAAGACTTGATAAGAAAATTGCGGCACGGCAACGCTTATTAGAAAAAACCCTCAAAGATGACAACGCTGCTCGTAAGCAAGGTATTCGCGATCTAGTATCGCCTGTTGCTAAAGTTAAGCAATCTAAAGTACAATTAAAACAAGAGGTTAAAGCTGATATACCGTTGGCTGAAACAGAAGATTTACAACGGTCTATAAGCTACCTTGAAAGACAACGGGATAACATCCTCGCGGCAGTAGCTTACAGAAAACAGCAAACTCTTATACAAGAGCAACTGATATATATGGAAGCCAAACGCCTAGAGGAACTAGACGATGAGGAATCCATATTAATACTGCTACATTAAATCCGCATACGGAATACAAAAAAGCCTACGAACACCTACATGCTGGCCGTTTGGAAGCGGGATTTAGGGGTTTTGAGTATCGTTGGCATCCAGAAGTAATGGCAAATCAACTTGAAGGTTACGCTAAACCTTTAAAAATGCCCGTTTGGAGAGGTGAAAGCCTGATTGGTAAGTCAATTACCATTATTGCAGAGCAAGGATTTGGCGATATTATTCAATACGCTCGATTTTTACCCTTTTTAAAGGTCATGGGGGCTAAAAAAGTGGTTCTGCTTCAACACGGATCATTGCATCGCTTACTTGGACAGCTAGAGTGCGTAGATCAGTTTACAAATATGACAGAAGAAGGTGGCGCGGTTGAATCTGACTACTGGTTAGGCATGATTTCCCTGCCTTATTACATAAGCCTAGCCCCTGCTTATGCTAAAGCCCTATTTCCCCTAAATTTAGACAAAATTGTTGGATCAGAAGGCTATTTAGACGCTACCCCTAGCAATATTCCCAAGAAAATAGGTATTAACTGGTCTACATCTAAGGGAATTTTGCATTATGTACGCACTTTGCACCCAGATACGGTTTTAGACATTATTGGTGACGATGCTTACTCTTTAAATGTTGAAGAAGATAAGTATTGGTCACCATTACCTAATGATGGCTGGAAACAAGATTGGAGTAAGACTGCAAGCCATTTAAAGGCTCTTAAAGGCTTGGTAACAGTCGATACTGGGATAGCCCACCTAGCAGGCGCATTAGGCGTTAAAACCGTTGTAATCATGCCTAGAAAAGAGTTTAAATGCTGGCGTTGGAAACACGGCACTTGGTACAACTCTATTGTTACAGTCGAAGAAGATGAAATGCACAAAATCCCTGATCTAGTAAGGAGAATGTAATGGTTTGCCCTAACTGCGGTTACTCTGAAAGTAATCATGTAAAAGCTAAACAGTCTGATGAGGAGTTTTTTATTGAGTGGTGGACACCTACTATTGGCGAGGAAGCAGCAAAAGCCTCATGGCAGGATAAAGTGGCTATGAAATCAAGGGCAGCCCCGATGGTGATGTCCGATATTGAAGGTCATATATCTATGGCTGACGGCACTTGGGTATCTTCCAGATCAAAACATAGGGAAAACCTAAAACGCAACGGCTGTGTTGAATTAGGCAACGATGTTCCTACTCAGCAAAAGCAACATGAATTTAGCCGCAAAGACCAAGAAGCCCGTAAGCGTCAAATCGCTGAAATCGCTTATTCCAAACTTAATTACAAATAGGAGCATTAAATGAGCGATGACCGCAGAGAAATGTTAGAAGCAGCCCTTGAGCAAGCCGAAGAAGGCACTTTAGAAGCACCCATTGAAAAGGAGATAGAAGTAAATGACGATCCAATCCAAGCCGAAAATGAAGAAAATAGTAGTTCCGAAAGCAACGACCAAGAAAACAACGACCGTGACGAAAAAGGTCGCTTCAAAGGTAAGTCCGAAGAAACCCGTAGCGAAAACAATACCGATCAAGAATCTGACTTGGTGGGAGAAGATTCTACTGAAAATCAAGAAGATGTAAAAATATCGCGCCCGACAACTTGGAAAAAAGAGTACAGGGATGTTTGGGATAAGATGCAAGAAGGAAAGCCTTTAGATAAAGCTGAATTTGAAAAATTTGCTCAATATGCCAACCAAAGAGAAGATGAATACAGGCGTGGTGTATCTGCTTACAAGGCAGAAGCCGACAATGCAAAGCAATTAACTCAGGCTATTGGGCCATTTGTTCCTGAATTGCAGGCGCAAGGCATCCATCCAGTAGCTTGGATTAATAACCTTGGTCGCGCCCACATGATTCTATCTAAAGCACCGTATGACCAAAAAGTGCAGATGTTTCATAGACTTGCACAAGATTATGGAATACAATTAAATCAAGATAGTCTGCAAATGCCAGAACAGGCGTATGTAGACCCGTATCAGCAACAGTTAATGCAACAACTTCAAGCTACTCAGCAACAAGTCCAGCAACTGTCAGCAATACGAGAACAAGAAGAAAATGCTCGATTGACCCAAGAAATCAGTCGGGTAAGTAGTAACAAAGAGCGGTTTCCGCACTTTGAAATGGTTAGGGAAGATATGGCTCAACTACTTGAGCGAGGTTTAGCCCAAGACCTTGAATCGGCTTATGCAAAAGCTGTGCGTATGAACGATGAAGCTTACAAGCTAGAACAGGACAAACTCCTGAAATCGGCTGGTAACCAAGCATCTAAGGCACAACAAGTAGCAAAAGCCAAAGCAACTGCTGTTAGTCCGAAGTCCGTTACTCCTAGCGGTCAGGTGTCTAAGACAGATGCAAAGGATAGACGCTCTGTGTTAATGGCTCAATTGTCAGAGGCAGAGAGTGGTCGGGTTTAACTTAATTTTATAAAGGAAATATCATGGCATTTGCTAACTCAGCAATCACCGATATTATCGCTACAACCATTCAAAGCCGTAGCGGTGTATTGGCAGATAACTTGACACAAAACAATGCGATCCTTCAGCGTCTAAACGCTAAGGGTAATGTTCAACCATTCTCAGGTGGTAATGTGATTTTGCAAGAAATCATGTACAACGATCCAAATACTAACAACGCCAACAGCTATTCTGGCTACGAAGTATTAAACATCACTCCTGATAGCCCAATCTCTGCGGCTCAGTACTCTATTACTCAGTACGCTGATAGCGTAACAATGAGTGGTCTAGAAATGTTGCAGAACAGCAGCAAAGAAGCAATCATCGACCTGTTAGATGGTCGTATGCAAGTTTCTGAAGCCCGTTTGTTAAACCGTATCTCTACTGACATCTATGGTGACGGTACAGGTAATGGCGGTAAAAACATTACTGGTTTGGCAGCAGCAGTTTCAACTTCACCTACTTCTGGTACATACGGTGGTATTAACCGTGCTAACTGGACATTCTGGCAGAACCAAGCGACTACTGGTGTAACTGGTTACGCTAACATTCAAGCTAAAATGACTGATGCAGCTATCAAATCCGTTCGTGGTACTGATAAAGTAGACACAATCGTTGCTGGTAACACTTTCTATTCATACTATGTTCAATCCTTGCAAGCTATTCAGCGTATTGCTGGTGTAGAAGAAGGTGCGGCTGGTTTTGCTTCATTAAAGTTCTACGGTGGTGGTATGTCTGCTGATGTGATCTTGGGTGGCGGTTATGGCGCACAAGAAAGCGCAACAACAATGTATTTGCTAAACACAAACTACATTTTCCTGCGCCCACACAAAGAGCGTAATTTCGTTCCTATCGGTGGAGAAAGACAGTCCATTAACCAAGACGCTAAACCTACATTGCATTAATGGTGTCTATAAACCAACTCTGATTGACTTGGAAGTCTGGAAGCAGACGACAGGGCGCAAGCGAAAGCAGCGTGAACGACTAAGTGAGATGGGCTCGAAAGAGTAAGCGATAGTCTGAACTAGGATATAACTTGTAATTTGAAGTCCTAGAGTGCGATCCGAAGAGTTTGCACCGCCATGAAAGTGGTCAGTAGGCGAAAGCCGAAGTAACAGAAAGATTGTGAAGTTGTATGGTTGGGCTGGAAATTTGACTTGCTCGAATTCGTTCTTGCAAGGCGTATTGACAACTTAATCTATTGATTAGAAAGGAATTATCATGGCATATTCATTGCTCCCTATTGCTGGGATTGATCTCGTAAACTTAGCACCATATAACTCACAAGTTATTGGTTCTACAACTGTTTCTGTTCCAACAGAAGGCCCACTAGGTCTTGAAACTTTTGGTTCAGATGGTTTGCGTTATGTATTTGCACAAGCTGGCGCGGCTATCACAGCCTCTACAGCAACCTGCTCTATTAACGCTTCAACCTTTGTAGCTACAGCTTCTGCTGGTACTTACCTATCTCCAACAACCACAATGGCTTCTGGCGATTATGGCTGGTTTAGTAAGGCTAGTGTTTAATAGTTTTTTGTAGTAAAACGAAGGGTTACCTCACAAGGGTAGCCCTTTTTTTGTTTAACTTTTTACCTTAATACCTTGAGGAGATTTAAAAATGGCACTACCAAGCGATGAGCAAAATGCTGATGCAAGATTGTCAGTAAGATTTTATAAAAAACCCGTCAAACAAGATGATGCCTCAGCAGAAGCTGGCAGACCAATCTATAAAGAGTTTGATTTTGTTAATATTTGCGTGGCTGGCGATAACCTTACCGAAATCGATACCTATGCCCTAGAAAACCATAAAACACGCTTTCCGTTACATTGGGCGCAATATATCAACAAACTAGGCGGTGATAGCCAAGGATTTGAAGGCACTCCACTAGCTGAATGGCCTTTAATCTCTAAATCTCAAGCTGAAGAACTGCGTGGATTAAAGTTCCATACAGTAGAAGCTATTGCTAACGCATCGGATCAACAGCTTCAGCGCGTGGGTATGGCAGCAGGAATGTCACCTTATGCTTTCCGCGATAAAGCCAAGGCATTTTTAAATTTAGCCACAGCATCAGCAGAAACTGACAAGCGTGAACAAGAAATTAACGATTTAAAACAAGAACTTGCCAAAAAGGAAGAAGAAACTGCTAAAATTAAGGCTGAAACAGATGCAAAGTTAGCCATAATGCAAGAACAGATGGCAACTATACTTGCCGCTGTTGGTGAAAAGAAACCCCGTAAAACTAAAACGGTAGCCACAGAGGAAGTCTAAATATGTCATACAATCTACTCCAATTAGTCCAGCAAGTAACCGCTGAACTCAATTTAGCCGTTCCTACCTATGTAGCAGGCAATCCAAATCAGGATGTGCAACAAATCCTAGCTTTGATGAACCGTGCTGGATATGATCTGGTTAAGGAGTACGATTGGCAAGCATTAGAACTCGAATATCGTTTTTATACAACAGCAGTAACCACGACCTGTGATACAACGAATGGTTCTTATAATTTAACAAATATTCCTAGTACCACAGGGCTGGACAGCACTTATTCTATTGTTGGTACAAGCATCCCACAAGATACTTATGTCAATACCGTTACAGATTCAACATCACTTGTAACTACTCAATTAGCTTCAGCCACTTCAGTAGGTGGATCAGTAACTTTTAGCAAAACTATTTACGATTTGCCAGCAGATTACGAAACGATTACAGATAACACCCATTGGGATAAAACAAAACATTGGCAAATGCTTGGCCCTGTAGATGCCCAACAATGGCAATGGCTCAAATCTGGTTATATTTCAACAGGCCCACGGGTGCGTTGGCGTATTCTGGGCGGTCAATTTCAAATATGGCCACCATATAACACCCAAGAATATTTAGGTTTTGAATACCGTTCTAGAGGCTTTGTTCGCGATGCTTCTGGCAATGTAAAGAATAGCTTTACTACAGATACAGATACAACCGTATTAGACGATACTGTAATTGTATTGGCAACAAAACTTAAATATTTCCAAATTAAGTCATTTGACACTACTGCATTGCAACAAGATTATCAGCGTTATTTAAGCATTGCTAAAGCTAATGACAAGGGTTCTGCAAATCTGTCATTTGCTCCACAGCCTAGTGCAGTCCTAATTGGATATGCAAACATACCCGATACTGGCTATGGATCATAATTATGGCTCGCGCTCAAGCTAGAACAGCCACTACAACATCAATGGCAGCCCCAATTGGGGGATGGAATAATAGAGATTCATTAGCAGAAATGCCACCTTTAGATGCGGTAGAAATGGTCAATTTTTGGCCTACCCCTACTGATGTTCAGCTTAGAAAAGGTTGGACTAAATATTGCACAGGTATTACTGGCAAAGTTAATACGATTATTAACTATCCATATAACAATTCTCAAGGTTACAAACTGTTTGCGTTTGCTGGTACTAGCATTTATGACGCTACAACATCTACGGCATCAGTAGTATTTACGGGGTTATCTAACTCTAAGTGGCAATTTGTTAATATGACTACCGCTGGTGGTAACTTTGTTATTGCGGTAAACGGAGTAGATCCTGCTTTAATTTATGACGGTACAGCTTGGGCGTATATGGCAACGACCCAAACTGCCCAAACCATTAGTTCAATTACACGGGTAGGAACAACTGCCACATTAACAACGGCTGCGCCACACGGTTTAATTACTGGCAATAGAGTTAGTATTTCAGGAACAACGCCTGCTGATTACAGCGGTACTTATGTCATTACCGTAACAGGTACTAATACCTTTACATACACTATGGCAACAACGCCAAGTGGTAGTGCTACTGTAATGGGTGTTTATACAATTACAGGCATTACTGGCGTAAACAGCAATACATTTTCTAATGTCAATTTGTTTAAAAACCGCCTTTATTTTTGCCAAAACAACAGTTTAAGCTTTTGGTATTTGCCCGTTCAAGCTATTTCAGGGGCAGCTACTCAGTTTCAATTAGGCTCATTTTTCCGTAATGGTGGCTATTTACAGGCTATGGGAACATGGACTTTAGATGCTGGTTATGGCGTAGATGACTTTGCTGTATATGTAACCAGTATGGGTGAAGTGCTTGTTTATCAAGGATTTGATCCTAGCGACCCTAATAATTGGGCTATGAAAGGCTTATGGCAATTTGGTCAAACCTTTAGCCGTAGGTGCTTTTTTAAATGGGGCGGTGATCTGCTTCTTTTAACCCAAGATGGACTTTTGCCATTAACTTCTGCATTGCAATCTGATCGTCTTGATCCTCGTATCAATCTTACTGATAAGATTTATTACGCGGTTTCTTTGGCAGCTAGTAACTACTCAACCAATTTTGGCTGGCAAATGAGTTATTTAGCTGAAGCCAATATGTTGATCTTATCTATTCCGACCAATAATGGTATGGAGCAGTATGTCATGAATACCATTAATAAATCATGGGCGCGTTTTACAGGAATTGAAGCTTATTGTTTTACCGTATCAGGTGACCAAGATATGCACTTTGGCGGTGACGGTTATGTAGGATTGTTTTTTAATGGTTTTTCTGACAATAACACCAATATCACTGCAAATTGCCAGCAAGCCTACAATTATTTTGACAGCCGTGGACAGCTTAAACGCTTTACTTTAGTAAGACCTATCTTCCAAACAGATAACGGTTTACCGACCGTTTTATGCGGTATTAGTACGGATTTTGATACCGTTCCACTTACTAACCAATTAGCTTTTAACCCATCATCCTTAACAGTAGGCGTATGGGATAGTTCTTTATGGGATGGTGCAAATTGGGGTGGTGGATTAATTACTACAAGATTTTGGCAAGGCGTGACAGGTACAGGTTTTTCAGCATCAATTAACTTAAATGTTGCATCGCAAGGTATAGATTTTCATTGGGCATCAGTTGATTATGTAATGGAGCGTGGTGGAGTGCTGTGAGAAGGGTTACTACTGAAAATCAACAATACATGGGCGATTGGCTGGTTCGAATGATGAATCACCCAATGTCCTTAGATACAGTTACTATTGGTCAGGAAATTGACGGTAATTTAGTGGCAGTAGTAGGATTTAATGGATTTATGCCAAAAGCGGTGCAAATGCACATAGCTGCGGTAGATGAAGTAAATTGGATGAGCAGAGATTTATTGTGGGCGGCTTTCGATTATCCCTTTAATAAACTTGGAGTTAGCGTTATACTAGGGCAAGTTTGTGCAGATAATGAATCTGCCCTAAGATTAAACCGACACCTTGGTTTTAAAGTAATAGCCGAAATCCCTTATGCTCACATGGATGGTGATTTAGTGATTATGGCTATGAGGCGTGAAGATTGTCGGTTTCTCGACATCAAATGCCCTTTAAGAACAGCAAGAGGAGAATGATATGGGTGGTGGTGGATTTTTAGGACTAGGCGATACCCCAAGTGCGCCAGCCGCGCCTGATTATACGGGTGCAGCACAAGCTACAGCACAAGGTAATTTAGATGCGGCAAGAGCCGCTGCTGCTGCCAATCGTGTAAACCAAGTTACCCCGTATGGCAACCTAAATTATGCTATTACTGGCTCTGATCCTTATGGAAATCCTACTTGGACAGCTACTACAGCTTTAAATGATGTAGGTACACAACTTTTAAACAATCAAAACCAAGCTAGTTTAGGTTTAGGTTCTACAATTAATTCCCAACTTGGTCAAGTTCAAAAGACAATGGGCCAAGGATTTAATCCTAATTTGCCACAAGTCGGAATTAATGCTGGTCAGACTTATCAAGATGCTGCAATGCAAAGGCTTGCACCACAACTTTCACAACAACGCGAATTGTTAGCAAATCAATTATCTAATTCGGGTATACCCGTAGGTTCTGAAGCTTACAACAGAGCGCAAATGAATCAAGCACAAAAAGAAAACGATTTGTTGGCTGCAAATACTACCCAAGGATTTAATACTGGTCTAGCTGCAAATCAGCAAGCTTACAACCAAGCATTGACTAATTACAATTTGCCACTTAACTCTTTAAGTGCATTGCGTACAGGCGCACAAGTTCAAAACCCATCATTTATTAATGCACCGCAACAAGCTACTACGGCTGGTGCAGATTTATTGGGTGCTACTACTGCTGCTGGTAACTATAACCTTGCTAGTTCAAACGCTTCTAACGCTGCTCAAGCTGGATTTAATAGCGGTTTAATGGGATTAGGCGGCACTTTGGGCGCGGCAGCAATTATGTCTGATAGCCGCACTAAACAAAACATTGAAGCTGTTGGCGTAGCGCATAACGGTCTGACTGTATATCGTTACGAATACAAACTAGAGTTTAAAGACAATGAATTGGCTGGGCATGGCGTTCATTACGGTTATATGGCTCAAGAAGTAGAACAAGTATTTCCTTACGCTGTACATACATTAGATGACGGCTATAAAGTCGTAGATTACGGAATGTTATGAACCCTTATATCACCCAAGTTCCACCATATATGTCACAAGACCAACAAGGTCTTAACCCTGTATATCAAAATATTGGCGCGCAACAACAATATATGAATCAACAACTTGCACAAAATAACCAAATGGCACAGCCACAACAACGCCCTCAAAGTTCTTCTGGCATGAACCCTATGGATCTAGCTAAGATGTTGCGTAACCAAACACCGCAAACAAATGCAGATGCAGCAAAAATGAATGAATTTGGTGCTTATATGCCTTGGAATCAAATGGCTGCATTTAATCAATATGGAACAAACCCTTATTCTGAGCAAAGTTTAATGTTAGCTTCTCAAGACTTGGGGATGAAATAATATGCAAGATCAATTTAATGTAATGCAAGCTGGTACTTTAAGCCCCGAAGATTATGCTCAACAGCAATTAATCAATCGTCAGCAACGCTTTGCTGATATGTTGATGCAACAAGGACAGCAACCACAAGGTCAAATGATTAGTGGTCGTTATGTTGCGCCTAGTTTCTTTCAAATGCTTAACCCTGTAGCCAATCAACTTGCTGGTGCTTATATTGGTAAACAAAGTGATACAGAAGCCGCTAAATTAGCTGAAAAAATCCGTGCTGGCAAAATGGCTAAAGAAGAAGAAATTACTAATTATGTAACTGGAACTCCTGAAAAAGCCACAGAATTAGCTGGGCCTTATGCTGGAAATGTACCTATGCCTATGGCTGTTGCACCTGCAACTAAACCTGATTTGGCTGCTGCATTAAAAGCCATTAATACTAACAATCCTTATGGTGCTGGTTCAGAATATAAAGCCGCGCTTGTGGGTAATATGATTCCTAAGAAAACCGATCAACTTATTAATTATGAAGCTTACAAAGCTGAAACACCTGAAGGTAAAAGATTGTCGTTTACAGATTGGTCAGATAGAAACGAAAAACAAAGACTGGAAATTGATCGTCAAAGATTGGCTATTGAACAATCAAATGCTAATAAACCTCAAATTATTGAAACAGCAAATGGTTATGTTGCTGTAAATCCAAGAAATCCAAATCAAGCTACTCCTGTAATGTTAAATGGACAAGCTGTAGTTGGAAGTAAAAGTAATTTACCTGAAGGTGCTACTGGTCAAGTTACAGGCGTACAAAATGTAAAATCTGCATTAAATGACCTTAAAACCAATTTGAAAAACTTTAATACTTTTGATATGGTTAATCCAAACAAAAGGGCATTAATAGCAACAGATTATCAAAATGCAATATTGCAATTAAAAGAAGCAATGAAATTGGGTGTTTTAAATGGCAATGATTATGCTATTTTGACTTCTATGATTACTGATCCTAATTCTCCTAAAGCTTTATTAATTGATAAAAAGACACAAATGCAACAAATTGCTAATTTGGAATCTAAATTAGATCAAATGACTACTAATGTGTTTAAAACACATGGAAGAAATGTTCCTAGTAATTTAATGCCAACAACAAATCCTGTTGCCGCTCCATCTACACAAATTGATCCAGCTTTATTGCAATATATGACCCCTGAACAACGCAAATTATTTGGCGGCTAATATGGCTGAATTTTCATTAGAACAACAACAAGCTTTAGCTATTGCTGAAGCTAAAATGAAAATGGCTCAAGCTAAACCTGAGCAAGGCAATATGTATACCCAAAGCGCACAGGATATTCAATATTCTCCTGAGGGCATACCTTTAAATACTTCATCTTATGGTGCTGGCCCTACTGGTGCTACTAAAGCGGCACAACAAGCTTTAACAAGCACAGTAAGCTTGCCAATCAATATAGCTACAGGAATTGCTAAATCCCCTGCTGCAATCATGCAAATGTACGACAAATACATTGGCGGTGGTAATACTGGCGATAATATGGTCAATGCTATCAATCAGATTGAATCAGGCACACAAGCCCAAATGGGTGATGTTGGTAGTGCAGTCAATCAAGTTGGTAGTGCTGTAGGTCAAGCTGCGCCTTATATGGGTATGGGTACAACAGGAATGATTCCTAGTTTTGCTCAAAAAGTAGCCCAAGGTGCAGGAATGGGCGCGTTATCAGGTGTTTTAACTCCTGAAAAAGTAGGTTTAACACCCGAACAATATAAAGATGAAAAAGCAAAAAATATTGCTATTCAAGGAACTTTAGGTGCTGCAATTCCTGTTGTTGGTGGAGTTCTTAAAACTGGCTACAATGTTGGCAAATCATTAATTGAACCTTTATATACTGGTGGCAGAGAAAAAATTATTGGTCGCGCATTAAGAGAATATGCAGGTAATGAAGCAGAAAAAGCTGTTGCCAATTTAAAATCTGCAAAAGAATTAGTACAAGGTTCTATGCCTACTGTTGGCGAAGCTGCTGGAGTTCCTAGCCTTGCCGCTGCACAAAGATCAGCTACCGCTGTTTCTCAAGAAGCGACCAACACTATGGCTGCAAGACAAGCCGCAAATAATGAAGCCCGTGCCGCTGCATTACATCAAATGGCTGGCACAGAAGGCGAAAGAGCGGCTTTAAGCTTAGCTAGAGAAAATGCCGCAGAAGATTTATACAAAGCTGCTTTTAATAAAAAGATGACTTTGAACCCTGAATTAACTAAAGAAGTTAATCAATTGGTGCAAACTCCTGCTATTAAAGATGCAATGAAACAAGCCCAAATTAATGCTAAAAACTTGGGTATTGATATTAAAAACCCAAAAGGCAGTATTCAAGGTTTGCATCAGACTAAACTGGCTATAGATGACGCAATTGATCGCCTTAAAAAGCCTGATATGTCTAGTGCCGAAAAGAACAAAATGGCTGGTTTGTTGGCAGCTAAAGACAGATTAATTGGTTTTTTAGAAAACAAAAATATTAGCCCTGAATACAAAACAGCCAGAGAAACTTATGCTGCAATGTCTAAACCAATCAATGAAATGGATGTTATTCAAGAAATTGCAAGTAAAGCAATTAATCCATTAAATGAAAAAATGTATGCAGGTAAATTTGCACAGAATTTAGAAAACATTGCCCCTAATGTTGTTTCTCCTGAAAAGCTAAATGCTTTAAACGCAATTAAACAAGATTTGGCGCGTAATCAATTTGCTGAAAATGCTGGTCGCGGTGTAGGTTCTGACACAATTCAAAAATTAGCCTATGGCAATATGCTTAATCAAATAAATTTACCTAATTTGTTGCGTAGGCGCGGTTTAGCTGAAACTGCTGGTAATTTGTTGGCCAGAGCAAGCGATGTTGTTTATGGAAAAGCTAATAAAGAATTGGCAAATCAATTTGCCCAAACTTTGCTAAGTCCTCAACAAGCAGCTTCATACATGGAAATAGCTAAAACTATTCCTAAAGGCACTAAAATGACGGCAAAGACAGTAAAAGAAATGGAACGGGCAAATTTAGCCAAAATGTTATTAATGCAATCTGCTGGTACGGCAGCGGAATAAGGACATATTATGAGTAGAAACGGATCGGGAGTTTATTCGCTCCCAGCAGGTAACCCAGTAGTAACTGGCACAACTATATCGTCTACATGGGCTAATTCAACCCTTTCAGACATTCAGAACGCTCTTACCCAATCTGTTGCGGCTGATGGTCAAACTACAATTACTGGCGCACTTAAGATGGGCGGCAATAAAGTTACAGGAATGGGTACGGCTACTGCTTCTGGTGATGCTGTTGAGTTTGCACAGTTCACTACCCCTGTTTTTACTGGTAATGTCACAATGTCTAGCACAGGATATGTGCTTATTCCTAGCGGAACTACCGCTCAAAGACCTGCTGTACCTGTAAATGGTGAAATTCGCTATAACTCCGATTATAATAGTTTTGAAGGTTATGCTAATGGAGCATGGGGTAATATTGGTGGTGGCGCAACAGGTGGTGGTGGTAATCAGGTATTTGTAGAAAACGCAAGAATTGTAACAACAAGTTATACGCTTTCTACAGGTAAATCGGCTGAATCTGTTGGCCCTATTACTGTTAATTCAGGTGCTACCGTAACAGTCCCAAGTGGACAGAGATGGGTGATTTTATGAGTTCAATGGTTCTTTCTGGCGATACAAGCGGTACAGTTACCGTAACAGTCCCTGCTGTAGCTGGTACTAATACAGTTACTATTCCAGCTTTAACTGGAACTGCTGTTATTTCAGGTCAAAATAGTGCTATTACTGCTGGTACTGCACAGGCTTCTACTAGCGGTACAAGTATTGACTTTACTGGTATTCCTAGTTGGGTTAAACGCATTACTGTGATGTTTAATGGTGTTTCATTAAGTGGAACAAGCTCACCAAATATTCTTATTGGCCCTGTTGCTGGAGTTGAATCTACTGGATATGTTTCTAATGCTGCTAGTATTTTAGGTTCAACTGTAGTAAATACAAATTCTACAACAAATATTTTATTATCAGGTAATAGTGCTTCTGCTGCCACATATCAAGGCTCAGTAGTTTTAACATTATTAAATGCAACGGGCAATATTTGGACAGCTCAAGGCGCATTATCGAGAGCTGGAGATTTTGCGTATAGTTACTTAATAAGTGGTTCAAAATCATTAGCTGGAACATTGTCTATTGTCAGAATAACTGGCAATGGCACAGACACCTTTGATGCTGGCTCAATTAACATCTTGTACGAATAGGATAAATAATGGCATACGGTCAAGTTTTAGCCGATGTAATCGGTACAAGCGTAGCAAACAGTAACTTAGGAGCAGGTAACGCTACCCTAATGAAAAATCGCCTAATTAATGGCGATATGTACATTGCACAAAGGGCTACATCTGCAACAATTACAGCAGCAGCAGCTTTAAACTATGCAACAGTAGATAGATTTTATGGCTACTGTACTGGTGCGAATGTGACAATGGCACAAGTAGCTGGCTCAGGAAATAACCGCAACTTACTACAATTTACAGGCGCAGCAAGCGTAACTGCTATTGGAGTAGGTCAGCGTATTGAAGCAGTCAATTCTTATGATATGGCTGGCTCTACAGCAACTTTATCTGCTTATATTGCAAACAGTCTTTTAACATCAGTAACTTGGACAGCATATTACGCCAATACTACAGATACCTTTGGTTCTTTAGCTAGTCCTACACGCACCCAGATTGCTACAGGTACATTTACTGTAACTTCTACGCTAACGCAATATAACGCACAGATTACTATTCCAGCAGCAGCAACTACTGGTATTGAAATTGTCTTTACTGTTGGCGCACAAACTAGCGGTACATGGCAATTAGGATTAGTTCAATTAGAAACAGGTAGCTTTGCTACTGGATATGAATACAACAACTATCAAACTCAATTAGCTAACTGCCAACGCTATTTTGAAATATTTGGTTTTATTTTAGACGCTACAAATCTTTTAAGAAGTGGCTATTACAAAATAACCAAAAGAGCCGCACCAACATTAACATCTATAACTATTAACGCTGGTACAGGCGGTGTTTTAACAAACCTTGCAACACCAAATGATGTTTGTGGAGTTTACCAAACAACAGTAAACAGCGTGCAATCAAATTCTTCTTGGTCTGCTTCTTCGGAGCTATAAAAATGTATAAATTACAAAATTTACCTTTAGGCGGTCAAGATGTTATTCGTTTATCTGATAACGCATCAATACCATTTGACCCAGCCAACACAGACTACCAAACCTACCTTGAATGGGTAGACGCTGGAAATCAACCATTACCAGCAGATGAGGTGACAGTATGAGCGCAATAATTAGTGGCGATAGCCCTTCAGTAACTTTTAGTGATGCTACTACGCAAACTACTGCTTCTCCAAATCCTACTACAACAGGCAATATTCCATTTACTACCAATGGCACAAGTTGGTCATCTGTAGCAAAGATTGTTAGCGGTACTGCACAGGCTTCTACAAGCGGTACAAGCATTACTTTTACAGGCATTCCTAGTTGGGTAAAGCGGATTACTGTAATGTTTAAAAGTGTTTCTACAAGTTCCACATCTATTCCTATTGCACAATTAGGTTCTGGTTCTGCTACTACAAGTGGTTATTTAGGTGCTGCAACTGTAGTTGATGGCTCTACTCCTACTTATGGTGGAACTAATATTTCTAATGGATTTAATATTACTGGTAACTCTCAATCTTCTGCGTATGTAATTAGCGGGAGCATGGTATTGACTACTTTAGGAAGCAATGTTTGGATTTGTTCTTATAATGGTGCAACATCATCAATTGCTAGAAGTTTTACCACAGTCGGTCAAATAACTCTTTCAGGAATATTAGATAGGGTTGTCATTACTACATCCAACGGCACAGACACTTTTACTGCTGGTTCTATTAACATTCTTTACGAGTAAATCATGGATAAAATTCAAATTAATGTAGATGTTATTACTGGTGAAATAACCCAAACAATTACTCCATTTACTGCTGAGGAATTAGCCGCAGGACAAGCTGCTGATGCTGCTCAAATTGCATTAGAACAAGCACAAACAACTGCTAAAGAATCAGCACTAGCTAAACTAACTGCACTTGGTCTAACGGCTGATGAAGTTAAAGCCTTGGTAGGATAATATGTCCGACATCGACCTTTTTCAGTATGGCCAACTCGTAGCGCAAGTAGACGCTATGGAAAAGAAAATAGATAAGCTAGAGCATGGCATGGAGCAATTATTAGAATTGGCTAATAAAGGTCGTGGTGGTTTTTGGGCAGGCATGGCTATTGTTTCTGCTCTTTCTACATTTGTTGGGTTTGTTTCCCACTACATCAGCACAAAATGAAAAAGTCGTACCAAAGCAAGACAATGTGGTTTTCGTTGTTACTTGTTGTCTTTGGCGCAATTTTTGATAACTTTTCTTACTTACAATCGGTCATTAGCGATAAATACTATGGAATACTTTTGGTTGGGATTGGTATTATTACTGCTGTATTGCGCTTTATCACTACTGGGCCTGTAGAATGATTGACTATGCTAAATTGGCAATTATTGGTGCTATTCTATCTGTTGCTTTCGGTTCTGGGTGGTGGCTGGGATATTCACGATATGTTGAATATAAGAAGTCAGTTGAAATTGCCGCCAAAGTGCAAGAAGCAAAAGTCGAGTCAATCACTAAACAACAAGCCTTAGTTACTAAAGGAATTGAGAATGAATACAATGCGAAATTGGCTCTTTTGCGCCAGTATTATGCTAACGGGGTGCGCCAGCCCCATTCCAGCAGCTTGCCCACAATATCCAATGCCACCAGCGGTCTTGATGCAGTCACCGCCTACAACCTTCTTGCTGGACAATGCGCTGAAACAACCCAGCAAATAGTTAGTCTACAAAAGTGGATTAACGAGCAAATGGGTATTAAATGACCCCACAGCAGTTAGACAAGTTAGGTTTAGATCACAAGTGGTTAGACCCGTTAAACGAAACCTTTGAAAAGTATGAGATCAACACGCCTAAGCGTCAAGCCTGTTTTATTGGTCAATGTATGCACGAATCAGGTGGATTTAAAAACTTACAAGAAAACTTAAACTATTCGGCTGCCGCGCTAATGCGTACATGGCCATCACGCTTTCCTGATATGGATACGGCTGAAAAGTACGAACATAACCCAGAAAAGATAGCCAGCAAAGTTTATGCAGGTCGGATGGGCAACACCACACCTGAAGAAGCTGGTAAATACATTGGGCGCGGTTTAATACAACTTACAGGCAAAGAAAATTATGCAAACTGCGGACTTGGTTTGGGTGTGGATTTTCTCAGTCATCCTGATCTGCTGGCTACTCCTAAATATGCGGCTTTGAGTGCAGGATGGTTTTTCAATAAAAAAAGCATAAACCAATTATCTGATGTTATGGATATAGACACTATGACAAAACGAATAAATGGCGGTTTAATTGGAATAGAAGATAGAAAAGTAAAAATTAACAAAGTTTTGGATGCGTTAAACAATGGGTAGCTCTAAAGAATATTTTGCTGAATATAGGGCAAAAAACCGTAAAATTTTGCGAGAATATAAAAAGGCATGGCGTTTAGCTAATCAAAAACAAGAACGGAAAAAAACTGCTGAATATTACAAAATTAATAAAGAACAAATTAAGCAATATCAACTTGATTACAAAAAGAAAAATCCAGCAAAAGTAAACGCATTAAGCAAAAAGCGTAAAACAGGCAAAAAACAAAGAACTCCTAATTGGCTTACTGCAATTCATTTAGAACGCATGGAAACCCAATACAAATTAGCCAATATTTTGACCAAATTAACGGGGGAATTGCACCATGTAGATCATATAATTCCTTTGCATGGTAAATTTGTATCGGGACTACATACGCCTAGCAATTTGCAAGTAATTCCAGCCAAACAAAATTTACAAAAGGGCATTAGTTTTAACGCTTTAGCCTAAAGTTCTCCAAAAGCTGTAGGCAAATACACCTACAAACAATAAAGCCCCCATAAGCCCCCAAAATATGTCGTATTCGCCTTCTTGCGGTCTTTCTATGGCACTAGCATACTCAGCATCTTTAAAAGCCTCAGAAGCCGTTTTATAGCTTTTACCAACCATGCCCCGTGATCTTGTACTCATTTTTCTATCATCCTCATTGCTTTTTCAAATAGTTCTTTTAAATGCTCTATTTCTGCTTGTTGCTTGCGTAGCATGATTGCTGCTTGTTCTCTTGTGCCACCTTCCCAATGACCTTGTTCCAACTTATCAGCTAGTTCATTTGCGTTCATAATAAATACCATTCCCTTTCTTGGCGGTTTGAATCGCTTTTAACAGTTTTGCCAGTTAAACTAATAATTCCTTGTTTTTCTAATTCATTTAATCGTCTTGCTACTTGGCCGTGATGCAATCCTGATCTTTTAGCAATTAAAGTCTTGCCTGCTGATGAAACTTTTAAAGCATCAATAATTAAAGCGTAATGGGCTGACGGGTTTATTGAATTGGCTGCCAGATGCGATGTGTATGGATCGCTATTTCTGGCTTTTGTGTACGGATCATAATTAATTATATAATCACCGTTTTTAGCCATTTCGTAATCGGTCATTTGTTTCATTGCAGCACCCGTGGGCTTGATGATGTTGGTGGGCTAGGCGGTACTGTGTAACCAGCATTACCAACAACGCTTTGTGTATAACCGCTAGGGCTGGTGATAATAACCTGATTTGGGTAGATTGTGGCAGTTTGAGTAGTCACCCCTGCTGAGTTCACAAACTGGGCTGTATTGCCGTTAATTTGAACCGTACCCATGTTGTAGCCCATTGGACTAGTAACAGGATAAGTTTGCGCTTTAGCTGGTACACCGTATGCAAACATAGCACCTAGCAAAGCCCCAAGTAAACAACTTCCGATAAAGTCTTTCATTTTGATTCCTTAGTAAAGTGGCAGGCCAAAGTCTTTTTAGTTTGAAATCCCTAAGGGCCATAAAGCTGAATAGTGTCGATGGCCTGCCGTTAATTAATTATTTCAACATTTCTTTAAAAAACGCTTTTTCTTTTGCTTTTAATTGTTCTGAATTAAGTTTGCAATCATTACAATCACAAGAAATAACATCGTTTTTAGCGGCTTGGCGTATTTCGGCAATGGTGTCAAAACCACGCACATGAACTAGATCATCTGAAAATCTAAACCCAAATGGTAACCAAAGCATATAAGCATCGCCATCTGCATCAACATCACGGTTTATGTTTAATTTGTATTTCATTTGTTGCTCCTTTTTCTATTTCACTCCCCAATGGAGTAACTACAGTATATTAAGCTAGCTTAACATTGTCAAGACATTTTATCTAAGGAAAACCCTAAGTTGCAAAAAAACAACAGGGCTGTATTTGGCAGTTATTAGCTGTTAGGTGGAAAGCCGCAAAAACCCTAACTTACTGCATCCTACATTGGCGGCTTAACGCCCTAAATGG